CAGCTGTTTGAGTTGGGAGATGCTCATATGCATGCCGAACAACCACAACTGGAATTTCGTGTGTCGGAAGTAAGCTCACCCAGTCGAGGTGATGAAATTGAAATTGATGGACGGGTATACCGAATAGAAGCCGAACCGCGATTGGATCTTCATCAATTGGTTTGGGTGGCTCCTGCATTACCCATTTATGACTAATCCGGGAGGCGTTTATGTTGGCAGTAAATATTGTAACAACGCCAGATTTGGCGTCGTGGCAGCAAGCACTAACGGCGACCGAGCAACAGGTGAATACCGCAGCTGTGCGCGCTTTGAATAAAACCGCTCGCTGGGCAAGATCACACCTTGCAAGTATCACGGCGAAAAAATCAAATGTAAAAGTTGGGTTGGTCAGAAACAGTTTAACTGTGGTTCGCGCCAGACCCTCCAAACCCTCGATTGTTGTGGGGCTGAACCAAAAGGCTGGTGTGATCAAAGCGCACAAGTTGGGAGCGGCCCGTCAGAATGCCTCTGGCGTCAGGGTTGCTAAACGTCAATTTGATCATGCGTTTCTCGCGCAAATGCCAAATGGGCACCAAGGTGTATTTCGGCGGCGTTCCAAGTCTCGGCTACCCATTCAAGAGGTCCAAATTGTTATTACCGGACGATTGCGTGATGAGATGGAATCACTATCCGAGCGGGGCTTGATGGATAACTTCGAGCGTATATTTGAACGAGAGCTCAATTATTTAATGCGGGTAGCGTGATGGATAAGGTTAAAACGCTATTCGATGTACTGCAGGAAGGTTTTGCTGATATCGCAGGCGTTGCTCACTGCAGTGCGTTTCCAAAGAGACGTGATGATATTCGACTTCCGGCCGTGTTGATTGATCTTGTAGAAATTGAGCCCGGCCGTGATCCTGGTACTGGTGAACTTGCGCTAACCACTCACTGGGAGGCGCGAATACTATTTTCAGATCAGGAGCCACAATGGCATGGTTGGGCATTAGTACAGCAAGCGATGTCTTGGCTTTACAACCATCATTGGTCGGAAATAAACATTGGCCGCGCCAATATAAAACAAGCAACGCCTGATCATTTTTCGCCTGAACTACAAGGACATTCGATCTGGCTTTTGGAGTGGACACATACTGTTCGTGTTGGTGACAACCTCTGGAGTGGCGAGGATGCAATTCCATCGATAATCAATGTCGGCTGGGGTGATGGTTCCTACAGTGATTTAGGAGCAGCAGATGAACCTAGCATTTGAGGTTACTGAGCTACATCGCCGACTTGCAAACATGGTGTTACTAGCAAAGGTCATCGAGGCTGACTATAGCGGCTCAATCCCCAAGGCGAAGGTTGTTGTGGGTGAGATCACTAGCGCATGGTTGCCCATGCTGGTGAGCCGAGCAGGGAATGATCGAAGCTGGTGGCCGCTGGAAATTGGTGAGCAAGTTGTCGTGTTATCGCCAAGCGGTGAACTAACGCAAGGTGTGGTTCTTGGGTCGGTCAATCAGCAAAGCATACCGGCTAACGGTAATTCAGCAGACCACCATCGCATAACTTACAGTGATGGTGCAGTGATCGAATACGATCGTAAAGCACACCATTTGAAAGCGGTGTTACCTAGTGGCGCAAGCACACAATTAATTTCAGAGGGCGGTGTGGAAATTGTTGGTGATGTTTTGGTGAAAGGAAATATTACTGCCACCCAAGAGATCAAAGACCACACTCGCTCGATGCAGGCAGACCGGGATATCTATAACGCACACACGCATAGCGGTATTAAATCTGGTCCCGGCTCAACAGCACCACCCAATCAATCACAGTAAATCTTATGAATGGCATGAATCGAACCACTGGGCACACACTGTCTGGTGTAGATCACTTACGCCAGTCGATTGTGGATATCTTAACGACGCCGATTGGTTCAAGAGTTATGCGTCGTGACTATGGCTCACGTTTGTATGACTTAGTTGACGCACCTGTTAATCGATCACTTCTTGTAGAGATTTACTCTGCAGTCGCTGAATCTTTGTTGCGATGGGAGCCACGCTTTGAACTTACTCGGGTGCAGGTCGAATCGATATCGCCGGGCAAAATACAGCTGGCGGTTGAAGGGAACTACCTTCCTGAGAATCAGAAAATGCGCTTGGAGGGTCTGATGTTATGAGTGGATTCAGTGCGATTGATTTAGCAGAGCTTGCATCGCCAGACATTATTGAGCCATTAAGCTTTGAGCAAATTCTGCAAGAGATGCTAGATGACTTGATCAGCCGAGACGCTTCTTTTAGCGCATTTTTAGAAAGTGATCCTGTATACAAAATATTAGAGGTGGCTGCATACAGAGAGATGCTGATCAGAGCGCGAATTAACGACTCCGCTCATGGTGTCATGCTGGCATATGCAGTCGGTTCGGACCTCGACAACTTAGCGGCGTTTTTTGGCGTGACACGGCAATTGATCAGCCCAGGCGATCAAGATGCAATACCGCCGGTTAAGCCAACTTATGAGAGCGATGACCGACTTAGAAAACGTGTCCAACTCAGTCTAGAAGGACATAGTACGGCTGGTCCAATAGGCAGTTATGTTTACCATGCTCTTGCGGCAAGCCCCCAGGTTAAAGATGTGGATGTCGACAGTCCATCCCCCGGAAAGGTCGATGTCACAGTGCTGTCCACGCAAGGCAAAGGCGTGCCCTCAAATGCATTGCTGGATGAGGTTTTTCAGACTTTAAACGCTGACGAGGTTCGGCCTTTGACGGACGAGTTAACAGTCAAAGCCTGCCGAATTATAAACTATGACGTGCATGCAAAACTGTATTTATACGAAGGCCCCGATGCAGAGGTCGTGAAAGAAGCCTCGGTGAATGCAGTGAATGATTATGTTCGCAACCATCACCTGCTTGGTAACGACATCACTTTATCTGGGTTATACGCCGCATTGCATCAGCCAGGTATACAACGCGTTGAACTCATCACGCCGACACAAACTATTCAGGTGGCCAATCAAGAGGCGGCTTGGTGTCAATCGATTGAGGTGACACTAGGGGGTGTGGATGAATGAGTCTTTATTGCCTTTCAATTCAACACAAGCTGAGCGAAACCTCTCGCTAGTAATGAAGCGAAGCAGCAATCTACCAGTCAATATCAACCATTTATGGAACCCGTTTCGCTGCCCTGAAAACTTATTGCCTTGGTTGGCATGGTCGCTGTCCGTCGACAACTGGAATAGCGCATGGCCAACGCCGGTCAAGCGACAGCAAATCGCCAATAGCATCGAAATTCATCGCCGCAAAGGTACTGTGTCAGCGGTGAAAAAAGCGATGGCCGTGTTCGGTGTTCAAGTTGAGTTGCATGAATGGTTCGAGACAAAAAGCACACCGCATACCTTTTCGGTGATGGCTTGGGCTGGTGACAACTTTCGAGATGCTCACGAACCGGTGTTGACCGAAGCCTATTACGATGCGTTAAAGCGAGCCATTGATTACTCCAAGCCAGTCCGAAGTCATTACGATTTTAAAGTCGGTGTTTTGTTTGGTAGCGATTTTGGTATTGGCGCAGTTCAACAATCCTTTGCGTTAAAACGGGTAGATGGCGAGTTCATTTTCCTCGGGGCAGGACTAGATGGTGACCTCAATATTGGAGGCATTAATCAAGGCCATTCGGTTACTAGAATTAGTATGGAGCTGTAATGAGTTCAGCATTTAAACCTGTTATTACACAAGCAGGCATCACAGCCGTGTTTAACGCGACAAACTCAGGGCTCGAAGCCAACATCGTATCGGTTGCTTTGGGTGATTTGGGTTGGGATCCGACTGCGAGTGCGACAAAGTTAAAGCGGGAGAAACGCCGTGTTCCTGTTGGCAATGGTGATCAGATATCACCTAACCAAATCCACATAACGGCGATTGAGGATGGTACTCAAGCCGGATATTGGGTGCGAGAAGTAGGCTTCTACCTGGAAGATGGAACGCTACTGGCGATTTGGAGTCATCCGACTCAACCGCTTGCGTATAAGGCGCCAGGTGTCGATTTACTATTGGCCTTTGATATTGTGCTAAGCGCGTTACCAGCCAACAGTATTAATGTGATCGGTAATGGAACGGTAAATCTTGCACCGGCCACCACAACCAAGCTGGGCGTGGTTCGATTTTCAACGGACAGTGAAGCAACCGCTGGCAGCATCAATAACGAAGTGATCACGCCACGTGGTGTGCGGCTACATGGAGACGCTCGGTATGCTCGAAAATCTCACCGGCACCCTTGGAGTGAGGTCGATGGAAAACCGTCAGCTTATCCACCTTCATCACACCGGCATACCTGGTCTCAGATTGATAGCAAGCCTAAGACCTATCCACCCTCGTCGCATAATCATGATGACCGCTATTTGCGTTTAGTTAATGCACCCAGAGCAGTCTATGTCGATGTGAGGTCTACGGGGAATACCTCAACCGCCAGTACGGCGCTTAATTGGGCATTGGCGATTCATCCCAGCAGCGGTTTTAGAGATAACGACCACATTCAGGTTCGCTATAAAAATCGTTATGTGAGAGGTACAGGAAA